AGCTCCAGGAACTAATCTACTATTATATGTAACATTACTAATGGTTGTGCTAGTAGCACTGGTGCTACATTGGATGCTATTTGATAGAGATCCAGTTAATACATAATCAATTATCAAGCTAATTAAATTTTTTAATGGCAATGCAACGAATGGATCGGAAGGTGGTAAACTAATATCTTGTGTTTCTAAATTACCAGGACTTACTGGTACTAGATTATTTTGCACAATGTCGGAAATAATAGCAGCTAGATATCCTAACGCAGATGCATAATATGCTTTCTGTGCAGATATTTGAACCACAGCTTTATCGTAGAAAAATTGTGAAATGTCCCATGTAGCACTGTTGCCATTGTACAAAATATCGTATGTTAATGCGTCAACATAATATCCAAAATCTCTAGCAACCACTACTGCGTTGTAATCTGTAATACCCCTAACAGAATAGTTGTTGGCTATCCATGCAACTACTTCACTAGTGATAAAATTTCGATTTGCTTGTAAAATATTTTTGGCTGCAATGTTATTTGCAGCAGCGCCAATTGGATCAGGGTATGATATTGCGGGAACTGCTATTAAACCATTTGTGGCAATTTCTGTAATTATTTGGCTGTTATTAGTAATAGCTGTTTCAGATCCTGCATTAGATATACGATCTAACATTTGATCTCTAGCTTCTGTTATACCAGATAATCTGAATAATTTTTCAATACCAACTACAACATTAGCTGGTTGGATATAACGCAAACCAGTTTTAATGCTTTGATAGTTAGAACCTAATACCAAGTCATACGTTGTACTATCAATAATGTCGCTTACTTCGTCGGCAAAATCAACAGAATTATAAATTTCACTTGGGTCTAACGGAGTTCCTACATCAAGAGTTAATACTACTGTATAAGTGTACGGATCATAACTGACAATATCATTTACTTGAAAACGATTACCTTGTATATAAAATACACAAGGTACTTGCGGTGGCCTTACATCTAGACCACTATTAACAGTACCTGTTACTGTAACAGTAATACCAGCATCTTCAACGTTGGTAATACTACCAAATAATCTTCCAGCAAAGCCGTCGACGAATTGTCCGCCTGCAAAGCGTTTGCGGTTAATAGATGCTGAGAAGCTAGTACATACTTGTCCATAAGGAGATTTTGTTTTAATCTGCCCTTCTGGATCAAGTACCATGGCAAATCCGCCATGTCCTTGGAATGTTACATCAGTTACACGAGTTGCGTCGTTGCACAGCAATACATCTATTTCTTTATTGTTTTTTGCAGTACTGTCGATATCCAACGGATCTGTTAGATAATGTCTACCGTAATTAATAGTTCCGTATAAGTACCAATCACCGATTGCATATGTAGTAACATCTGCAAATGGATAAATGACACTACAGTTTAAAATATTACCACTGACACTGTCAATTACGGCTTTACCACCAGCATCGTCTTGTATAACTAATCCAATCCAACTTGAAGGCGCTTGTCCGGCACCCAACGTTGCAATAAATGAATTAGTAGTGCCACTAATTGCCAACGTAGTCGGTGGCGCTAAATTTATTGAATTATCAATTACACCAATCTCCATGGCGTCGATAACTGCATCTCTGTAGAAGAAAATCTTGCGCCACGGGCTTTGACTTACGCGATCCAGGGGTCGAACTATTGTTCTACGGAATTCGTCTCCTTTAATGGAACACTGTGCCGGCAAACGAATTGGATAATCTTCAAAGTATATTCCACTTTCCATAAAGATAGTAATGTTTAGATTTTGTACAGTTTCGGCAAAATCTAATTCCTCACCGTCTTGAAAAAATCCAGGTTGTACCAAACGAACTTGCACAGTATCAACATTAGTTCCTGAATTTGGAATATATTTTACAATCAATGCGCTGGCGCCAGAAGTTGCTCCTATTAATACCTTACCTGGGATAATATGAACAGCACCAGGAAGTGCTTGGTCAACAAACCCATTGCCGCCGTTGTCTAATTCAATAGTATAAATGCCAGTGCCAAAACTTGCAGCCGGCGCTGCGGCCACTCCATTATTAATAATAGTAATAATGGTGTTCATGTTATTAGTGAACGTTGTAATTGCACCAGCACTAGCTGTCAACAACGGATCGAAAGTTTGCCCAACTAATAGTTGGTATCGAGTGGCGTTTATTTGATTTAAACATTGCAAACCTAGATTTTTAGCAAAAGTAATACCGTCTAATGTTTCTGTTAGTTGCGAACCAATAGCAACTGCTCTAGCACTTGCGTTTTTATAATAGCTTTTGCCTGCTGCAACTGTTTGATAATTACCACCTGTTAAAATATCAATAATCATCCCGTCGATGATATAGCCAACATCTCGATAACAAGTCGCTTCGTTGTAGTTGAAGCCACCGTTATATGTTTCCTTAATATATGATATGGTGTCCGTTATAATAATAGATTTATTAGATAAAATAACAGTTCGTCCAGCTTTTAAATCAGCGTCATAATCTGTTAAATCTGGAGCATTAGCAGTGTAACCAGTATCGTTAGCATATATGTCAATAATTATGTTAAACAAATCAGCTATGTCAGCGGCAGCGGCCGATCCGCTAGTTGGCGGCAATCCGGCTCCAACCTGAGTTTCAGTATTACCTGCGGTTGGAGGTACTGTAGTGTTTGCTGCAATAAGCGGAGCAATATTTGCTATACGTTCTATAATGGCTTGTGTTATAGTAAATTCTGCGCCCGACAGAGTAGCAGTGTTATCTCTTAGCCAATACTGAGTTCCTGCATTTATACTAGCAGTATCCCCGCCGTAAGTAATATCATAACAAATTGCTTCTATTAGATATTTCATTCGCTGCCTAAAAGAACTAGCTCCGTCACTTGGCATTGTTAATGCATTCCATCCGGGTCGTGTTGCACCATATGCTAACGCTTCGGCAGCAATAAAATCTAAATTTGCCAGCAATGCAGTTCTAGCATAAACATAAGGTAACGTTATACTAGGAGGATTTGTGAATGTTGGATTCCCACGGCTAATTAAACCAAAAGTTAGAATTGAAGAAATAATATCTAAATAGCCACTAGCCAGAGTGACAACTAAGCTATCGGTAATAACATCAAATGCTGGATTTGTGTTTATAAAATCAATTGCGCCGTCTTGATAATCAGTGACTTGTGATAGTAACGCAGTTCTTGCTGTTCGCAGAACTACAGGGCCAGCCGTTACATCTGGTGCTACTACAACTGGCGTAGGTTCAGTAATACTGTTGACAATATTTTTAATTGTTACAATATTAGCACTGATGCTGGTTCCTGCAAGACCGCCGTCGGTTAATGTTTCATTAGTGTATTGTCTAAAACTTGTTTGATAAATTAAGGCAGGAGCATCGTTATTAATTACAGCAGTGCATAATGCATTTAAATAATTAATAGCATCTACAGTTGCATCTTTTTCATAGCTTTGAATTTGGTATACCGAATTTCTCCAATATTGCATACCAGCATACACGCTTTGTTGATTATTGCCGTAAGTAAAATCATAAATTAGCGACCAGATAATGTATTGTATATCTCGCTTGCAAGTGTCTCTATTATATTCAACATTTGGCCAGTTTGCTTGTAAGTAAGCAATAATTTCAGCTTGGATGAAAGTGATATTTTCTAGTAGCAGAATTTTTGCATTAACAATACCGTCTGTTGTGCTGGTTAATGGCGGGTATGTATCAACATCAACAGTAAACATTCCGTTAATGATTGTAGCATTAATGTTGGAAATGTTATTGGTAATACTTGCAACAGCATTAGGACTTATTATTACAGTTGGATCTGTAAGTAATGTATCTCTTAAATTTAATAAGGTTTCTGTAATTTCAGTCGCGCTTAGATTAGTTGCATATTGTGCAAATGCCCGCCCAACTTGTAAACTTTGAAATTTGCCTTCGAACACTAAATCATATGTTAGCGCATCTAACACGTCTGAAATGTAACTTTGTGTTGCAGGAATATTATAATTGTAAGAACTAATTTGTTCTTTGACAAAACTAACAACATCTAATAACTGAGATAATTGATTAGCAGATAAGTCGTTGTATCTTTCTCCCAATAGATTACTAGCTTGGGTAATAGAGTTAAAATCAGTGCCCAGAACAACATCGTAACATACACCGTCAATAATATTGCCAATTAATTCAGTATAATCAGCATTGTTAATTGTAGTGTTGTTAACATACTTTTTATTGATATATGCAATTGTTTCAGCTTGGATAAATGCTTTGTTAGATGTTAGCAAATCAGCAGCATCTTGATATCCGATGGTTCCGGTGTTGCCATTCTCCAAGTTAATACTTTGTATTGTTGAAAATGTTTGGTCTGGTCCAACTGTGTATGCAATACGTTGTTTATACGGTCCTGGAGTAATGCCTGCTAGGTTAATTAAATTTTCAGCTGCCAATGCTGCTGAACCTAAAGTTTTATAACTGTATCTCCAAGAACGCCCTTCTTTACCATTAGGACTTTTTACTTGACTGTCGTCACCGCTAGTTGCACTTACATATAAATTGACATTACTAGAATATGTGCTGTTATCTACATAATACTTGGTAGCAGCTTGCAAATCTTCAGCCGTATTAGGAGTTCCATCGCCTGCCATAGGGCTTGGATGGTCACTTAGTGTCAGAGCACCAGTCATTGTATCACCGCCGCGATACACAACATTTTTACGTTGCATTGCTTCAGTAGACAAATAGTTGCTGGTCAATGTTGGATCATAATCTGGATCAGCATTATCTGGAACAGCGGGTTCTGCTCGCACTTTAAATGGATCTATAACATTGCCATCAGTAGATTTAATATAGTGTGTATCAGCATATCCTCTGGTCATCACTAGTTGTGCCAGTGTAGATGATACCGGAGTTGTACTAAACGCATCGTTAAACGATTGTAGAGTTGCTTCGGTAGGATCTGCTAGACGTCCAATGGTAAGCGTATTGGCATTTAAATGCTGTGCTAATCCTGTTCTATTACTATCTGAATTTAATCCTTGGATAGTTGCATTAATAGTGACAGATGCGTCATCGCTTGTGTCGATAACAATGCCATTTCCTGCAACCAAGTCCCTGGCAACCAACACAGTTCCAGTGGTATTAGCCATAATAACTTGATTAGCAGTATAGCTATTCGGAGCATCGCTTAAATTTGTAAAACTAATTGTGCCGCCGAGTCCAAACACGGCATATATTTCATTAAAGTTTTCGTTTACTTTACGGAACGATTCGCGAATACTGTCGCCGGTGCCGTCATTACCTTGTACGCCGATATCAATTGATTGTTGTGACATTTTTATTAAACTCCAAAGCTAGAACCGCAACCGCAAGTACTTTGTGCGTTAGGATTCTTTATGCTGAATGAACTACCTTGTAGGTCTTCTTTATAATCTATTTCTGCACCTGTAAGATATTGCATACTCATGCTATCTACAAGTACTCGAAACTCATCTAATGGGACTTCAAAATCGTCCTCGTTTGTTTCTTCGTCGAATGTAAATCCATAACTAAAGCCACTACAGCCCCCGCCTTGGACAAATGTACGTAATGCTAGTTTAGGATTGTTTTCTTCAAGGAGTAAATCCTTGATTTTTACTTTTGCTGACTCAGAAATGGTGATCATGATTGCCCTCGATATAATATTTATCAAAGGCATTCTGTAACCTTAATGTAAATACACTTATGTATTTAGGAACAGAATTTAACCAAACAAGTCATTACCGTACTAGCAAGTATGGTAAGACCCATGCTTATTTGCGTAAAAAGACTGTATTGATATTTCGCTGTGATTGTTGTCAGGGAATTTTTAAGCGTGACAAGGGTAACATGGATTCAAAACGTCTAAACAATAACTATTACCATGTTTGTGGAGATTGCGATGCTAAGAAGTTTGCCCAGAGTAAAGGCGTAGAAGCACGTAGAGTTTGGGATATGCCCGTTAGCAGTATGAGGACTATCGACCAACTCTAGAACTAATGATGTTCCAATCGATAATTTTCCATTGATTTTTAAGGTATGATTTCTTATCAGATTGATAATCCAGTGCCCAGGCATGCTCCCACCAGTCAACTAACAGTACAATGTCCTGTTTGATCTGGTGATTGACAATAGTTTTAATAGAGCCGTCCCGAGCAAGATAAACCCATCCACTGCCTTGTATTTTCATAGCTTCTTTTTCGAATGTATCTTTAAACTTATCAAATGTTTTGAAATGTTTTGTAATAAATTCGCCTACCGATCCACTAGGCTCATTTGATCTAGCGGGTTTTTGAAACTGGGTAAACCAAATATCGTGCAAGAACGCTCCTGCTTCGTTAAAGTCGGGATCTCCTTCACCGTCATTAAATCGTGTAACATAGGCTTTATACAATTCGCCATAATGATACCTAATACTATCTTCACTCATGCTAGGTTCTAAATCATCGCGAGCATACGGTAACTTTGTTTGTGTTAGTGTTTTTGGCGTGTTGCCTTCGTTTAGTGTAATATGACGAATAAAGTTATACATAGCTGTATTTAGTGTATAAATAACTCACGAAGGAGGAACATCATGTTCAACAAAATTAAAGAATTCTTTACAGGCAAACCGGCAGAAGTAGTTGCAGAAGTACCCTATAAAGTAGAAGTGGTTGCGGCTCAAGTTGTTGCTGAAGTAGCACCAGTTGTTGCTGAAGTAGCGCCAGTTGTTGCTGAAGTAGCACCAGTTGTTGCTAAAAAACCTGTTGCTAAAAAACCGATTGCTAAAAAGCCCGTTGCTAAAAAGCCACGTACTCCAAGGCAACCTAAGTAATTTTAGCTTGATTGAAAAGTTCAAGCGAAGCTAGGTTTTTACCTTTACTTTCGCACATAATGTCGAACTGATCCCAGAAACTCAAAGCCCATTCATTCGTTGCTGTATTCCAGTAAAAGTCCGAATGTGCTCTGAGTTTTTGTTTTTTGTATCCGTCTAAAAGTAATTGGGCATGAATAGGTGCGGTAGATCCGTCATGATCCACGAGATAATCTTCACGACTAACTGAATAATGCATAGTAGGGCGCATACCACGCCAACTATCCACCACACGCTTAACACGATCGTCTGTTGGAAGGATATATTCCCCTTCGCGAATCCAATGATGGTGTATATCGAGCACAATAGGAACGATATCGCTAATAGATAAGCAATCATTTATTCCCCACGAGTTTTCTTCGTTTTCGATTGTGATGCAGTTTCTTGCTTCGGGGGTAAGTCTTTTGTAGGCAGCTCGAATACCTTCGGGACCTTGTTTACCCGAGATGTGGACGTTGATTTTAAAGTCCTGAAATGATTTACCGTAACCCATGTACCTGGCCATATCTGCATGATATTCAAATTCCTCTATTGATCGTCCGACAATGCCTTCGTTAATACTAGCCAGCACAACAAACTGACCAGGATGCATACTAAGACGGGTACCGCTTGTGCGAGCACTATGACCAATAGTGCTAAAATGGCGCTCAAGATATTCAACAACATCAGACTTATGCCAAAAGTAACTCCAAGTAGGCTCAGTATAAGCGGGGAGAATATCACTACTAAGGCGCACCATGCGAAGGTTTTCATTTTGTTTTCCTACACGGTCTACTAGTTTTTGTGTAGACGCTAAGTTTTGAACCATTAAGTCCCAGAGTTTTTGTTCTGCAACTTCTTTGCTCTGTCTATTTAACCAACTTATAGTGGTTGTACCGGTGTTGTATTGCTTACAATCATCTGTAGCTTTGATACCATTTACTTGTGATGGATTATCAATCCATTTGCAGGCAAAACCAATCTTTTTCATAATACACAATCAATAAAAATGGACATAGTGTATTATAACACTACATCCATTTAAAGTCAAACTGTTGTTTACCAATGCCGAATAGTATTTGCCATGATAAAGAAACAAGTAACAACATGAATTATTACCCAAAAAGTTTTTAGGAATAAAGCAACTCTTGCTTCACGCAAGGTAAGAATTGGAATATCTGGGCGATCACTGTCAGTACTGCCCATTAAATGTCCAGTAGCCCTTGCCCATACCTTTTCCAAACTATTCATTTTACACCTGAAGCCAAAACAATTTTGCAAATATGCTCTAATCTTTCAATATGCTCAAATGCTCTCCACGGACTAGTATCGATAGCAACTACACCGTGTCCTTTGATACCTACAATATCGTAAGCAATGTTGCCGTCTCTATCTAATTGTAACTGGTTATGGCATTGGTCTGCAAGCTCTTGGCTAATAGGAGGAACATCTCCTACATTCGGCGCAACTTTGGTGTAGCGATTGAGTTCTGGAAATGCATTGCTAATAGAACTTAAATCAATACCAGCATGCATTGCGGCTATACAGTAAGTAGGATGAACGTGTACAACTACACGAACTTCTCCACTATGTTGGCCCATTTCACGCTGTAGACCAAAGTGTAACGGGATCTCACCACTGGGCTTTAGGTTAGCACTGATATCAGTATAATCTAACTCCGTCCAGTTATACCTATTAGATGGCTGTTTCAATATGCCAATCTTCTTGAACTGATCGGGTTGAAGTGTTTGCTTACGCACACCACTAGGCGTAATGTAAAAGTGGTCACGGTCGTGATGACGTATACTAACATTACCATCACGACTAGTAATCCAATTACGCTTGTAAGCGTCTACCATTATGTCACATATTGTTTCTAACATTAAGCGAACAAGTCCTCGTTCCATTCACGGTGGCCTTCACGGAATGCCATATTGGCCTGTGTCTCACGTACTTCTACTCGATAGCACCACAGACGCTCTGCTTCACCTGGGCCCCATAATTCTGGAATATAAACACCATTTACGTATTTGTACAGCATATCGCTTAGTGCCTCACAACCTAGTGCTGGTAGGATAACTATCTTAGCCATATTCTTTTCTTGTAGCATTTTGAATACGTCAAGTTGTGGATCGTCTTGTGCAACAATCAAGGTATGATCAAATTGATCTTCTAATGTCTTTTTGAGTTCTTTAAGGCCACCGTAATCAGCTGCCCAATTACGAACATCTAAATTGTTTGTACCAAAATAAAACTTCATTGAAAAACTATAACCGTGAATTAAGTTACAGTGGCTGTCACTCCGCCATTGGCGATAAGCGCACGGAAATGCGTCGTGATATTCTTTTGTGCTTGTGTACTTATAAAGTACAGGTTGTAAATTTGCCATTGTTATCTCCTTTAGATTTAAGCAATGGCGGCAGAGTTTATATTGCGGGATGACGCCTAGGCCGCATGTACTAATTATACATGATTATCTAGATAATACAAGTTTATTGGCGATTAATTGCACCAAACGGTAACCATTCACCCGGAGTTCCGGATACAGTACATACCCAACCAATATAACTTGATACTTGTGGATTGGTGTTCCAGCAAATGTCGCCTTGATTATAATAGCCTGAAGTTGGGACATCGTTGCCTTGCACAAATTTCTTACCGTCTAGGCGAACAGTTCCGCGAACATCTAATCCTAGAGAAGCATCAACTTGATTAACGCCGATGCTTAATGAACCAAATACTTTAACAGGTCTAGTAGCATCGCCAGAATTACCAATAACTAGTTCACTGTTATCTGCATAAAAGGCACGGCGACCTTGTATTGAGAAGTTAATATTTTGGCTAGCATTAACACTGTCAGCATCTATAGCAATGTTGCGCTGACCATTGTTGAATACAATAGACTTTGCAGTAATTGTGCCAGTTTTAATATCTAAGTTACCCTGTATTGCAGCCGGCCCAGTTACGATTAAATCTTGTAAAGGACCAACTTTTATCAAGTTACTTTTTACAATATTTTCGCCAAGCGAGTTGGCAGTAAGTGCAAGTTGTCCGTTGATAAAATAGCCTTTTTCTTCGCCAATGTCTATGCTACAAGTACTGAACAATCTTTCTGGATTGGCTTTGAGGATCAGCTGACGAATGTAATCATCACCGCGCCATAGTAAACCAACACCATATAAACCAGATTCTCTAGTGCTTTTGAATTCTAAACTGCTGGTACGTTCGATCCTGGTATCTGATGTAAATTCTTCTACGTGCAACGAACCATGTACAATCAGCTTACCGGTCTTGCCGACCGCATCACCAATATGTACTTCGCCGCCAGCTTTAACTGTAATACGGGCAATGTTATCAGTGATGAAATTTAAATCGCTGTTACTGTATGTACCAACGTTCGCTTGTCCATAAGCTGGACTACCTATAACAATTTCAACATTGTTATCTACAATACCAATACTGGCATTTGGTTCAGCTGTTCCTAACCCTAAACGATTGTATGTGCTATTGAAATAGGCAAATTGCGCGAGTGCGGAATCTCCGGAAACTTCTAAAGAATTTAAAGTACCAACTTGGCGCAGGTTACTTTTAGTAACAGTTAAGCCTAGTTCCTTGGTTGACAATACAGGTACATTGTCAATTTTATATGAACGGTCTGCTGATAAATCTAAATTAGTATCTGCCCATAGTCTGTCAGGGCGGGTAGTAAATTGAGGTGTAGTCATAATAGTTGGGTCTCTTTATAATATTTATCATAAGACCCAACTATAAACTAG